CGCTTGCAAGATCTGCTTCCCCACCGTTATACTGGGGACAATAGTGAATCTACTTCACAGCGCCAAAGACCTAGAAGTGCGGTTACTAGTACGGGTCGTGAAGCATCAACTAATGTTGGACGAAATCAATTCGTCCTCTCGCCAGAACAGGTGAGAGCCATGAAAGATGCTGGAATGTGGGATGACCCCATCAAGAAAAATCGCATGATCAAACGGTATGCTTTAGAAGCACGCCAGAACAATGGTTATAGGAGCTAGGAAATGGATTCACGTTTAAAAAAATCTCTCTCTGCTGGTGGGCGCGAAACCCGCGCTAGTCTTGATCGTAGTCGAGATGCACCTGAGGATTCGTTCGTATCGGCTGATGAACGTCGAAAGATGTGGAAGGACGAATGGACACAAAGCGCACTGCCGAATGTCCCAGAAATACCGGGATGGCACGTCTGCTGGTTATCGACAACTAATAGTTACGACAGTATTGATAAGCGAATTCGACTAGGGTACGTTCCCGTGCAAGCGGATGAGTTACCAGAGATGAAGAACAGTCGCGTAAAAGCTGGCGAACACGTTGGTTTTATTGCGTGCAATGAAATGTTGCTCTACAAGATCCCGATGGAGCTTTATCAGGATGTTATGGCGCACTTTCACCATGAGGCTCCGCTGGAGGAAGCGAACAAAATTCGCCTTCAAGCAGAGCGGATTCAAGGGCGCGATAGTTCGGGGCGTAGTCTCGGGCAAGTCGAAGGCGACGGTCTAGGCGATATTGACAAACCGATTCCTGCTCCAGCATTTGTTGGGTAGGGTTTATAAACGAATTAGGAGTTTGCTATGTCTGCAACTAATGCTCCGTTCGGTTTGCGTCCTGCGTTCCATCCTACAGGCTTGGATCGCGCACAGGCGCTCGCTGGCGGTATCACCTCAGGTTATGGCACTGCCATCCTGAAAGGTCAAGCTGTTCAATATAGTCCTAACGCTGGCGTTATTCTGCCAGTCCTCGACACCACCACTAACAGTGGCCTAGTCTCTGGCGCCTTTGCTGGCGTTGAGTGGACTGACACCACTGGTCGTCGTCGTGTTTCTAACTACTGGCCTGCAAGCACTGCGTATGTCGCAGGTAGCTGCATTGCTTATTTCTACAACGACCAACAAATCGTTTATGAAATTCAAACCGACGGCACAATGGCTCAAACGGCAATCGGCAACGAGGCCAACCTGAGCAACTTCACTGCTGGTTCTACAACCACTGGTCTGTCACAGATGACTCTGTCGGCATCACTCGTTGGCTCAGGTAGCGCTGGTCAGTTTCGTATTGTGGATATTGCTCCTTATGCAGACAATGCATGGGGTGATCCTTACGTTATCGTTCGCGTACAGATCAGCAAGCCACAGTTCATTTCAACCGTTAACGCTATCTAAGGGGAGATGACAAATGGCAGCTCCGATGCGCAGTACCGACTTTCGTAGCATTGTTGAACCAATTCTTAACGAATGTTTCGACGGTGTCTACGATCAGCGTACCGATGAATGGTCACGAGTTTTCCGTGAGCAAGAAGGTATCCCACGCAACTACCACGAAGAACCAGTTCTTTACGGTTTTGGCGCAGCTCCTCAGCTTCCTGACGGCACTCCCGTCTCGTATCAGCAGGGCGGCGTGTTGTTCCTCCAGCGCTATGTGTACAACGTCTATGGCCTAGCCTTTGCGTTGACCAAAGTGTTGGTTGAGGACGGCGACCATATCCGTATTGGTCAGGTCTATGCTCGTCACTTGGCTCAATCGCTCATCGAGACGAAAGAGACATTGGCAGCTAACATCTTGAACCGCGCGTTCAACAGCGCGTACCCCGGCGGCGATGGCGTGCAATTAAGCTCCAACGCTCACCCAATCGTTAACGGCACATTCAGCAACTTGCTGACCACTGCTGCTAACCTTTCACAGACCTCGCTCGAGCAGATGCTTATTCAGATCCGCCAAGCGGTGGACAACAACGGTAAGAAGATTCGCTTGGTGCCGCGTCAAATCGTCGTCGCCCCCGGCAACATCTTCCAAGCCGAAGTTCTGTTGAAATCTGTGCTCCGTTCTGGCACTGCTAACAACGACATCAACCCAGTTAAGTCTATCGGCTTGCTGGACGAGGGTGCCGCTGTTCTAAGCCGTTTGACCAGCTCGACAGCATGGTGGGTACAGACCGATGCACCAGAAGGCATGAAGCTACTGATGCGTCGTAAGCTCGAGAAGACCATGGAAGGTGACTTTGAGACCGACTCGATGCGCTACAAAGCGACCGAGCGTTATCAGGTTGGCTTCACTGATCCTCGCGCAATGTACGGCACACCGGGCGTCTAAGCGCCAATAAAGGGGGCGGTGAAATACCCGCCCTTTTTTCTATCAACCGAGTGGTTCAAGCCACAGGAGATTTAAAATGCCTCAATTTTCAGACGACCTATTTTTAGGCCCAGCACAGACGTACATGGGCATTAATATTCGCTCATACACCGCTACCGCTACTGGCGGCACAGGTGGAGTTTCTTCATCAACATTAACCATTACTGCGCTTAACCAAGGCGCCCCAATTGTTGTCGGCATGTATCTCGATGGCGCAAGCGTAACTGATGGAACATACATCACTGGTTTTGGTACAGGTACTGGTGGCGTTGGTACTTATACGCTGAACCAAGCAATCAATATTGCAAACGGTACTGCTTTAACAATGCATGGAAATATTCCTTTTGATGATCCAGCACCAATGGATCTGGGTGTCGGCCCGCTCGGAAGGATCTATGTTTGGGACATTATCCCTCAGGCCGCAGTGACCAACAACATTGCTGCCTCGCAAACCGCATCTGGCGCTGGTGCACTAACGCTGACTGCTGGCACCTCAGCTAAGTCTATTGTTCGCACAGATGGTACGACCGTAATCCAATTGGATTTGCCTCGTGCTGTTAGGGTCAACTGCTCAACAACTGCTCGTGCGTTTACTGTCAGTGGTTACGACTACTACGGTCAAGCAATGAGCGAGTTAATTACTGTTGCTGTTGCAGGCACTGCAGTGTCAGGCAAGAAAGCATTTTTCCAAATCAGCTCGGTAACGATTGCTGGCTCGGCAACTGCTTGCTTGGTAGGAACAACTGATATTCTTGGCCTTCCAGTTCGCGTTTTCAACGTGGCTTACTTGGCAAGCGTTAAGAGCAACAACACTCTGGCACAAGACGCTGGTACGTTTGTTGCTGCAGACACTGCTACTGCAACGACGACTACTGGTGACGTTCGCGGGACTTATACGCCTGCTACAACATCAGATGGTATTGTCCGCACAATCGCAGGTATCTTGTTGCCAGCTATCGCTGTCGGCCCGAACGCAACCCGCACTGGCGCTCTCGGCGTCACACAAGCCTAAGGGGTAAATCATGGGACAGTTCAAACCAATGGTGAAAATGGAAACCACTGAGCCTTCAGTTATTCTGAAGCTCAAGAAAGGTGGTTCTGTTAGTCACAAAGCAATGAAGGGTGACGGACATGGGCACAAACCCATGAACGCCAAACATAAGTTTGATGGCGGCGCGATGGGTGCGTTGGCAGGTACACCAGCATTGATTGGTCGTCCTGCTGTGAATGCCCCCGTAGCGACACCGGGGCGCCCAAACATGGCGGCTCGTCGTCAAGCCATGATGGCTAAAAAACCCATGCCTAGCGCCTTGATGTCTAAAAAAGGCGGAATGGCTGAAGGCGGCGCCGAGACCAAAGCTGAGATGAAGGCCGATAAAGCCCAAGACAAAGCAATGATCAAAAAAGCCTTCAAAGAGCACGATGCCCAAGAGCACAAGGGCGACAAAGGTACCAAATTGAAGCTGAAGAAAGGCGGCAAGATGGCTACTGGCGGCGTCAGTGATGGTCAAGGTGGCTACAAAAAAGGTGGCGTTGTACGCAGTGGCATCATCGATACTGAAAATCAAGGTGGCGAATATCGCAACACCAAGATGCATGACGGTGAAAAGACTGATCGTTCTCCTGCAAATACTGGTGATGTAAAGCTAGGTAATGCTGGTGGTTTTAAAACTGGTGGCGTAGCAAAAGCTAATGGCGGTGGCTATAAGAAAGGCGGTGCCGCAAAAAAGCATTTTGCTACGGGGGGAAAAGTTAGTTCAGGCGCCCCTGTAGCGATGCCACAAGGCCGTAAAAAGCCATCTGCTCCTGTTGCTATCAGCCAGTTATCTGGAACCTTCAAAAAGGGCGGGAAAGTCACTCCTGCTGAAGGTCGCCTGTTGCAAAACAACAAGCGTGAAAACTCAACAGCGATGCGTGAAGCCAAGGAAGACAGCAACGAAAAATACCGTAAAGGTGGAAAGGTTGCTCATAAAGCCGTAGGTGGAAACATGTCGTATGGAGATGGTCAGGTTGTTCCTTTGCCAGATGCTGGTCGTTATGTTGATACAAACGGCCTGCCTGCTGATTATATGAACGGTGTTGGTCATACTTTTTCTCCTCAAGAGTTTAATAGTATGACTGGTGGCCTCGGACGCAGCATGGCAGCAATGCCAATGCCAAACGATGGTTACGGTTACCACGAGGCTGACAGCAATGTTGGTCGACCATGGTATCAACAGGCTCGTATTAATGCTGGCGACTTTGGCAATGGCGGCGGTAGTGCTTAACTAAAGAAGTAAACAGCGGGGGCTTTGCGCCCCTGCTTTTTAAAGGATAGCTATGAGCAATAATATTGTTGCGTCAGTCACCCGTGCTGGCACATATGAGCCGTTTGAATTGCAGGTTGCCCGCAATCAGATTATGGGGCACAGTATTGCCAATATCTTTGCATACGGCACGACGCCCGCTACGGCAGCATTATTCAGAACAGTTTGGGAGAACATGGCAACTGCCGATTATGTGTTCCCGACGTCTGCCTCTACGATGACTTTGGTTAGCACTGTCAACACAGACACCGCTACCATCACAATTATTGGGTTAGATGCAAATTACAACTTAGTTTCTGAAAACTTAGTTTTGAACGGAACGACGAACGTAACAACCGTCAACTCGTATTTCCGCATCAATAACATATCAGTCTCTGTAGGTTCAGCAACCAACCCCACAGGCGTGATTACCCTATCTGTCAGCAGTACCGTTTACGCACAAATTAACACGCAAGTCGTTAATGGCGTGACGACTAGCATCGGCACATCACAAATGGGTATTTACACTGTGCCAAGCGGCTTTACTTTTTATGGTTACAGGTACGGTGCGTATTCATCTTTCAACGGTAATACTGCGAACTACACTACTTATCGTGCATTAACCAACTCTTCAGCAGGTGTGCAAAGGGTTATTGTTCAAACACCGTACAACACTACATACGAAGTGCAACGACATTTTCCATTTCCTTATGTTAGTGGAACGGATTTGCGATTCCAAGTTGCAAGTAGCGCTGCAACCGCAGCGGTGGTGAGCGTTAATATTGGTGGCGTTTTGATTCAAAACAACAACAATGTTACTGGCAGCGGCACTTAATCATGCCTAGCAAATCACCTGCTCAACATCGATTAATGGAGGCCGCTGCTCACACAAAAGGTGGGTTCGGTGGCGTTTCTCAAAAAGTAGGCAAAGAGTTTGCAAAAGCCGATGAAAGTAAACCATTTAAAAATGGCGGCTTATATGCAAACATCCATGCCAAGCAAGAACGAATTGCTCACGGTTCAGGCGAACATATGCGCAAAGTCGGTAGTAAAGGCGCGCCAACTGCTGACGCATTTAAGCAGTCTGCAAAAACAGCAAAGATGAAAAACGGTGGCGTTTCACTTGCTGTTGGCAGAGGTGAAAAGTTACCCGTAGAGAAAGGCGCGGGGCTTACAGAAAAAGGCCGTGAGAAGTACAATAGAGAAACAGGAAGTCACTTAAAAGCACCTCAACCACAAGGTGGCGCGCGCAAGGATTCATTTTGCGCAAGGATGGCTCCAGTGGCTGAAAAAAGTGAAAAAGGAAGTCGTGCTCGGGCTTCGATGAAAAGATGGAATTGTTCTGGTTGGTAAAGGATTGGAATGGCTTATTCAGGCACTGTTGGTCAAACCGTAATCACCGTACAGACGCTCATCGACCATGGTGCCCGTCGCTGCGGCAAGCTTGCTGAAGAATTAACTTCTGAGCAACTTTTGTCTGCGCGCGAGTCTTTATACTTTTGGCTTTCAAACCTTGCCAATCGCGGTATTCAGTATTGGGCAATCAATAAAATTGTTCTGGGCACGCAGCCTGATCAATACATCTATTCACTGCCTAAGGGTTCTGTAGACGCTTTAAACGTGCTCTATCGCACGATGGCGCAGCCTAATGGCTCGTACTCTACATCTGCTGGTGGCGTCGTTGCAAACGTCTATGACGACAATACGAGCACATGGTGCCAACAGATATCCGCCAATGGAAACATTACCGTCAATTACGGCACGAACAATACGCAATACATTGGATCGATTGGAATCTTGCCTTATATCGCAGGGGGCGGCACGGCCTCTTGGTCATATGTGTATGAGTATTCGACGGATGGCGTAACGTGGAACACGTTGTATGACGCTGGTACGGTAGAGGTAAAGGATAATCAGTGGGTGTGGCAGGACATCGACCCCGGTCAATCGGTCAGTTACTACCGCATCCGCGCCTACAACGGCACCACTTTGGCCTTGCGCGAGCTGTACTTTGGCAACAACAGCACCGAGATTCAAATGTCTCGCCTCAACCGCGATGACTACACCAACTTGCCAAACAAAAACTTTACCGCAAACCAGCCATTTCAATACTGGTTTGATCGCACAATTCCTCTGCCTACCATGTACGTTTGGCCTACGCCATCGACAGCTTTTGTGCAGATCGTAGTCTGGTACTCGCGTCAAATTGATGACGTTGGAGCGCTGACAAACGAGCTTGAAATTCCACAACGCTGGTATGAGGCCGTGGTTTTTGGTCTTGCACACAGAATGGCTTTGGAGTTACCTCAAGTCGCACCTGATCGAATTATGTATCTTGAAAAAATGGCAGAGAAATATCTTTATGATGCCGAGCAAGAAGAGCGCGACAAATCGCCTATTTATTGGGCGCCTAATATTTCTGTGTACACGAGGTAGAAATGCCAAGATTCCTCGACACGACTGGGCTGTCTTCTGTAGCGATTGCGGTATGCGATCGGTGCAAGATGAAGCGCGCGTTCTCGGTGATGATGGCGGACTTCAACTTCCCCGGCCTCCGAGTCTGCAACGAGGGCTGTCAAGATCAGCTAGATCCCTATCGTTTAGCCGCCAGAAAAACCGAAAGGATTAATCTTCGGTTTCCTCGGCCTGACGTTAGTGTCGCAGTCACGCCTGATGCAATTGTTACTGGTGGCATTAGTAGCTGGGCTTTGTCGCCAGCGCAAAATACCCAAATCCCAGAGAACAATGGCAACCTCGATACACTAAGCCCTAGCCCAAGCCCGAGCGAATAATGGCAAACTTAGAAATCAATCAACTACCCACCGCAGG